GGCGGCTTTGCGCGCCCGGGGTTGGTAGTGTGGAAATTTGAAAAGGGTGCAACAATTTTCTCTTTGTTGCGCAACACAAAGCGCCAGATTGGCATGGAAAGCGTGGGATAAATGCCACGGCTCAGCGTAACCGAAATCGCGGCCCATGCCGGGGTGCACAAATCAACCGTTTCGCGCCAGGTGCGCCAGCATGGGTTGGTTGGCGCAGATGGCAAGGTTGACCTCGATTCTTACCTGGCGCTGCGAAAGTCCGGCCTTGATCCGCTTCTGCAGACCACGGGCAATGCCGGCCTCAGCCAAGGCGATGCCGAATCTGGCCTGGCGGCAGAGCGGCTTCGGAAGATGGCCGCTGATGCTCAGCTTGCGGAATTGGAACTCGGTCGCCAGCAGGGCAAGTTACTCGAAGCGGCGCGAGTAGAGGCCGAGCAAGAAGACATGGCGCGCAAGCTGCGCGATCAACTGCTGCAGATCCCGCAGGAAGTGGCGGCGGATTGCGCCAGGCTTGGTGATGAAATCGCCATCCAGGCCACCATCACTCAGGCCTTGCGCAAGGCCCTGGATGGGCTGGCAAATGAATTGAGCGCGGCAGATGTTCCAAGCGCTGCCTGACCCCGGCCTGGTGCTACGCCGAGCTTGGGCGCGCGGCCTGGCTTCTCCGCCGGAACGGCTGGTTTCCGCCTGGGCCGACGCAGAGCGAGTGCTTGGCCCGGAAGAAGGGCCTTTTCCAGGCCGCTGGCGCACTGACCGCGTGCCCTATCTGCGCGATGTGATGGACGCGCTGAGCCTTTCGCATCCGGCGCGGCGCGTGACGCTGATGGCCAGCGCGCAGGTTGGTAAAACCATGGCCCTGCTGAACCTAGCGGGCCAGATCATTGCGGAAACGCCGACCACAGTGCTCTGGGTTCTGCCTTCCTTGGACGAAGCGCAGAAGTTCAACCGCGACAAGCTGGAACCGATGCTGGCGAATTCGCCCGCGGTATCGGCGAAGGTGCGGGCGCTGGTGAGCCGGGATGAAACCGGCAGCACCACCAAGCGCAAGATTTTCGCCGGCGGGAATATTGACCTGACCGGGGCCAATTCCTCCAAGGGCCTGCAGATGGTCACCAAGCGGGTGATCCTGCTGGATGAAGTTTCAGAATTTCCGATGGATGTGGATGGGCGCGGCGATCCGGTTTCCATGGCCGAAGCCCGCGCCATGGCCTGGACGGGGCGTGAGAAAATCGCCGCCGCATCCACGCCGGGCATTAAAGGCCAGTGCCGCATTTCGGCACGGTATGAAGATGGCAGCCAAGGCCGCTTCCATGTGGCCTGCCCAGAATGCGGCACCGAGCAGCCGCTGGTGTTTGAAAATCTGCGCTGGCCGAAAGGGGAACCCAGCGCCGCGCTGTATCATTGCACGGGCTGCGGCGCCGGCATCGAGCATCGCGCCAAGGCCGGCATGCTGGCCGCAGGCAAATGGGTGCATGAACGGCCTGAACTTCTGGTGCATCACGCCAGCTTCGCGCTGAATGCGCTCTATTCGCCTTTTGTCTCCTGGGCCTGGGTCGCGGAACAGCGCGAACGCAGCCAGGATGATCCGCTGTTGGACAAGGTGTTCACCCAGCAGGTTTTGGGCCTGCCTTATGAGCCGCGCTACGATTTGCCGAGCCATGAATTGCTGTGGCGCCGGCGCGAACCCTATCCGCCGCGGCGCATCCCGCCCGGCGTGTTGTTCCTGACCGGCGCGGTTGACGTGCAGGGGGATCGCCTGGAATGGGGCGTTTATGGTTGGGATCGGCACCTGTCTTCCTGGTGGATAGATGGCGGCATTCTGGAAGGCGACCCGGCGCTTGATCCGGTGTGGCTTGCGCTGGATGAGGTGATTGGTAAGCGCTACCGTGACGCCTGGGGCCGCGAATGGGCGCCGATATCGTTTGGGATTGATTCGGGTTATCTGCCCCAGCGGGTTTATGCCTATGCCCGCCGCCACGCCGCGCGGCGCGATCCGCGCATTCTGGCGCTGGATGGCCGGGCCAAGTGGGGCGAGCCGCCGCTGGGCATGCCGAAGGCGCAAGATGTGGACTATAACGGCAAGAAAATCGGATCGGTCATGCTATGGCCGGTCGGCACCTGGGATTTGAAGACGGAAGTGGCGGCGGCGCTGAGGCTCACGGAAATGGGGCCGGATGCGACCGGCGCCTGGCCCAAGGGCGCGGCGCATTTCCCGCAGGCCCTGGACCTTGGGTTCTTTGAACAGATCACCGCTGAAGCCTGCGTTGAAATTGGCAACCGGGCGGGCTTCACCAGGCGCGAATGGCGCAAGGTGCGGCCCCGCAACGAGCAATGGGATATCGCCATTTATGCCCGCGCCTTGGCCCGGCATGAAACGGCGAACCTGACTGACGCGCATTGGGAAAAGCTGCTGGCGGAACGCCTGGGCAAGCCCGAAGACGCGCAGGCTGATATGGCCGCCCTTTGGCAACCTGACCTGAAAACCCTGGCCGCTGCGGCAACACCGCCAGCGCCGCAAGCCAAACCCGCCCCGCCCCCCCGCATCGGCGGCTGGTTTGAACGCCGATCAGACTGGATTTGAAAGGTTCACCATGGCAACGCAGGCCGATATAGACGCGCTGACCGCCGCCATGGCGCAGAACGGCGCGGTGATGGAAGTGCGCTTTTCCGATGGCCGCACAGTGAAATATCGTAGCATCACGGAAATGAGCCAAGCCATCGCCGCGCTGCGCCGCGAACTTTCGGTGCCGATGAACCGCACCACGCTTTCGGCTTTTGCAAGGGACTGAACCGCCATGTGGTTTGACCGCCTGCTTGCCAGCCTTGCGCCGGAAGCCGCGCTGCGCCGCGCGCGCGCGCGCCTGGCGCTGCAGGGCATCCAGGCGGCCTATGATGGCGCGCGCCGTTCCCGCCGCACGGGGCGGCTTGCCAGCGCCAATGGCCCGCGCGCCGAAGTGCAGGAAGGCTTGAAGACGCTGCGCGACCGATCGCGGGACTTGGTGCGCAACAATGCCTGGGCGGCATCGGCGCTGGATACGCTGATCGGCTATCAGATTGGCACCGGCATCACGCCGCGTTCGGCTGTGCCCATGGCAACGCGGGAAGAACGCGACCAGATCAATGCGGTCAATGCCGCGGTGGATGCAGCCTTTGAAGCCTGGTCCGCGCGGTGTGACATCACTGGCCAGATGGATTTTTACGGGTTGCAGGCGCTGGCCGCGCGCACGCGGGCTGAAGCTGGTGAGGTGCTGATCCAGTTGATCCGCCTGACGCCTGCTGAACAGCGCCGGCGCGGCTTGAATGTGCCGCTGGCCTTGCAGGTGCTGGAACCGGATTTGCTTGATGAAACCTACAATGAAGAACGCCGCCGGCCTGAAGATAATCTGATTGCCAATGGCGTTGAATACAATGCCATGGGCGCGCCGGTGGCGTATTGGCTGTTTGAACGCCACCCCGGCGAAGCCGCTACGTTTGGCCGTGGCACCATGCTCCGTCGCCGCGTGCCCGCTGCCGATATCATCCACCTGTTCAAGGCCACGCGGCCGGGCCAGGTGCGCGGTGTGCCGGTGGCATCGCCCATCATCACGCGGCTGATGGCTTTGGATGAATTGGAAGACGCCGCCTTGCAACAAGCCAAGGTGCAGGCCTGCCTGGCGGCCTTCATCACTAGTGACGCCGCGCCTGGTCGCGGCCCGCTGGAAGGGGTTGATGCTGAAACGGGCGATGCGCTGAAAACCTTCTCCCCCGGCATGATTGAACGGCTTTTGCCCGGTGAAGATGTTTCCTTCGCCACGCCATCCGGCACCGGCGGCTTCAATGAATTGGCGAAGCACCAGCTGCACGCCATCGCCGCCGCCTATGGCCTGACCTATGATTTGCTGACGGGTGATCTTTCTGGCGCGAATTATTCATCGCTCCGCGCCGGGCGTCTGGCGTTCAAGCGCCAACTTGAACAAGACCAGTGGCATTTGCTGATCCCTGGCATGTGCGAGCCGATCTGGCGCGCCTGGGTGGCCTCCGCGCTTGGGGCTGGTGCTCTGCCGCCGGCGCAGCATGCCTATCCGGTCGCCTGGGGTCCGCCCGTGTTCGAATTTGTGGACCCCATGAAGGACGCGCTGGCCACCAAGGCCATGATCCGCATGGGCCTGAAGACTTGGCGCCAGGCGGTGACGGAACAGGGGTATGATCCCACCACCATTGCGCAGCAGATCGCGGATGACAACGCGCTGCATGATGATCTGGGCCTGATCCTGGATGCAGACCCGCGCCGCGCCAATGCTTCCGGCGGCGCGCAGGATGCGGCGGTGAATTCCGCCATTGAAATTGCCGCCACGGGGCTTGCGGCCACAAACGCTTAAAAGGGGGCTTCCATGCCTGTGCAGATGCGCGCTGCAGCCGATCAGGCTGCGGTGCTTTCGCTGTTGGGTGATGTCGGTTGGGAAATCACGCCCGCCGGTGTTGCTGCGGAGTTGAAAAAGCTTTCCGCGAATCAGCCTTTGACCATTTCCATCAATTCCTATGGCGGGGATGCTTTGGCCGGCATTGCCATCCACAACATGCTGGCGCGCCATGCTGGGCCGAAGACTGTGATTGTGGAAGGCATCGCCGCATCAGCGGCCAGCCTGATTGCCATGGCGGGCGACCGTATCATCATGCCGGGCAATGCGTTCCTCATGATCCATGAAGCCTGGGGCGGCGCGCTTGGCGATGCGGAAACCATGCGCCAGCAGGCCGATGTGCTGGACCAGATCAGTGGTGCTTATCGCCGCACTTACGCGGGCAAATCCGGCAAGGATGAAGAAACCGTGGCGGCGCTGATGCGCGCCGAAACCTGGTTTGATGCGGATAAGGCCGTGGCGGAAGGCTTTGCCAGTGAAACGGCAGAACCCGCAGAAATTCGCGCCTTTGCAGCGCTTGACCCGAATCGTTACGCCGCCGCGCCCGCAGCCTTTTGTGGGCTGGTGCGCGCGGCGCGCGATGCGGTGCCGGTTGCGGCACCGGAAGTTCAAACCCCGCCAGCAATCCCGCTGGCACAAGCCAAGGAGATCGGGATGACCGAGATCATTGCCCAGGCCGGCGGGAATGCCCCGGCCCCATCTGCTGCCCCGGCTGCGCCGGCGGCGGCTTCCATTGCTGATCTGCGCGGCATTGCCGAACGGAACGGCCTGCCGGCGGAATTCGCGCTGACGCAGCTTGAACGTGGCGCCACGCGCGAAGCCGCGCTGGAAGCCGCGCTGGAAGCGGTGGCCGCGCGCAGCCCGGCCCCGATGATGCCAAACAGTGGCGTGGTCAGCGTAATCCGTGATGAACGTGACACGCTGCGCGCCCGCTGGACTGGTGCGCTTTCCGCGCAGCTTTCCAACCAGGCGCCGCCGGCGGAAAGCCGCGAATTCGCCAATATGGGCTTTCATGGCCTGATGCGCGAAATCGCGGTGGCGAATGGTGTGAAGGATGTGCATCGCATGTCCGGTGCCGATCTGGCGGAAATGGTTCTTTCTGGGCGTATCAATGCGCAGCATTCCACCAGCGACTTCCCGCTGATCCTGGTCAATGCCGCAAACAAGTCGGTGCAGGGCCTGTTCGGCCAATATCCGAATACCTGGGGGGCCTGGACGCGCGAAGTTGATGTGGCGGATTTCAAGACCATCACCTCGGCTTTTGCGGGCCAATTCCCCGAAGTGGCGGCGATTGCTGAAGGCGCGCCTTATACCTACGGTTCCATCGCCGAAGAAGGCCAGACCTATGCGGTGCAGGAACGTGGCCGCCTGGTGGCTCTGACGCGCCAAGCCTTGGTGAATGATGACACGCGCGCCTTCCAGGATGTGCTTTCGGGCGCGGCCTTGGCTGGCTACACGGCGCTGCGCCGCGTGGTGTTCGGCATTCTGACCGCCAATGCCAATTGGCCGGTGGGTGGCGCCACGGCGCTGTTCGCCGCTGGCCGCAATAACCTGGGCACGGCTGGTAACCTGGGTGCCGGCACCTTCGCGGAGCTCCGCGCGCTGCTGACCAAGCAGACCAGCCCGGCGCGTTCCGGTGAAAGCGCGGCGCCGCTGCCGCCGCCTTCTTCCATGGTGCTGCTGGTCGGCCCGGATGAAGAAGATACCGCGCTGGAACTGCTCGGCAACCGCATCGTGCCGACCGCGACTGGCGCGGTGCTGCCTGATGCGTATCGTTCCAGCACGTCGCTGGTGATGGAACCCTTCCTGGATACCGGGAATGATCCTTACTACCTGTGCCGTGGTGACATCCGCGGTGTGGAAATCGCCTATCTGCAAGGCCAGCGCGCGCCCACCATCACCAGCGCCGAAGACATCCGGTATTCCGGCATGACCTTCCGCGTGGTGTTCGATTTTGGCGCCGCAGCGGTGCAGCCGCGCGCCATGGCCGCGAACCTGGGCTGATCTGATGCGGGTGGCTGAAAAGCCGCCCGTTTTTCCCTCCATCCAAAATTCATGAAAGGGTTTTCCCCATGGCTACGAATAAAGTGGGTGATGCCGATGTCGTCACCGTTACCGCACCGGCTGCGGTGGCTTCCGGCGCTGGCGTGTTGGTTGGCTTGATGTTTGGTGTGGCGGTGCATGCCGCTGCGTCTGGCGCCAATGTCGCCATCATGACCGAAGGTGTGTTTCGCTTGCCGAAGGCGACTGGCGCTGGCATCAATGAAGGGGTGCGCGTGTTCTGGGATGACACGAATAAAAACGTCACCACGACCAGCACCAGCAACAACTGCATTGGCTGGGCGGTTGGGCCGGGCAACTATGCCTCCGGCGCCACAGAAATCCTGGTGCGCTTAGGCCGCCCGAACGCCACGGCCTCCTAAGGCTGAACCGGGGCGGCATAGCCCGCCCCGGAATCCCCTATGTCAAACGCCTTTTCCGCCGCCGCCGCCGTGCTGCATGCGGATCAAAACCTTTCCGAACCCGCCACCTATTACGCCGGCGGCGCCGGGCCGGGCCAGGCGCTGCGCGTGATCCGTTCAGCGCCCATCGCCCCTGCCTTTGGCCCCGCCGGCGGCATGGGCAGCCTGCAGCCCGCCTGCGTGGTGGATATGCTGATTGCCGATGTGCCCACGCAGCCAGCCCCCGGCGATCTGCTGGTGATGGGTGATGAGACCTTCCGCGTGGAATCAGCGGAACGTGACGATCTGCGCCTGACCTGGCGCCTGATGCTTTCGGAAGAAACCTGATGCCCACCCCGATTCGTGAAGCCGTGCTGGCCGCCGTATTCGCGCGCTTGAAGGCCGAGCTTTCGGGTGTGACTGTGCTGCGCGCGCATCGCGCCCCGCTGGACCCGCGCCAATGCCCTGCCGTGTTCATTACCGGCGCCGGCATGGATGCTGATGAGGATATGTCTTTCGGCGACACGCAATGGCGCATTGGTTTTAGCGTGGCGGGCTACATCACCGCCGCGAATGACCTGGTGGCGGAACAGGCGCTTTCCGCGCTGCATGCCCGCGTGGTGGCCGCGCTGCAGGATTATGATCTGGGCCCGGCTACCATCCAGCCCAACATCACGGGCGCGGAGTTTGAGCTTTACAGCATCGAGGAAGCTCAAACGCCATCTGGCGAGTTCAACGCGAGCTTTGAGGCCCTGGCGATGACGCCCGCAGCCAGCCCTTACGCACCCTGACCTTTCGAAAGGATAGAGCATGAGCAACAATTTGGTGCGGCTGCGCAATGCTGCCGTCGCGGTTAAAATTGAAGTCACGCCCGGCACGGATGCCATTGCCGGCACGCCGGCCAATGCCGATTGGATCGGCGCTGATTGCCAGGTGCAATTCGACCAGACGGCGGTGCCAAACAATGAAATGACCGGCAGTCTGGACCGCGCGCCGGCCATTGTGGGCGGCCTGCGCCCGCGGTTGCGCCTGACCATGCCGCTGCGTGGCTCCGGCACCCTTGGCGTCGCGCCGGAATGGGGCCGCTTGATGCAATGCGCGACCATGACGGAAACACTGACGGCTAGTTTCGTGCCCCCCGCCGGGTTTCTGGCCCTGGTCGCTGGTAGCGCCTCCACCGTGACGCTTGG